CATAACCTTTTGTTAAATCTAGATTACCACCAATTGCTTTTGTAACTGCATAATTTGCTGTCTTTTGATCTGTAAAATCTTGCTTACCCTTTAGAGCTGTCATCACATATGACGCAGAGATTTTGGCTGCAACTGTAGGGTCATTGGCTAAATCTGGATTTTTCACAAGATCTTCACCAACCTTTTTCCCATAAAATCTGTAATTATTTTTGCCAGTTAATTGAATGTATCCTCTACCGCGATACTTAAATCCATCTCCAGGTTCAGTATTGCCCATTGATTGTCCAATTGACGTATCCTTACCATACATCAACTCACCCATCGATGTTGGACTAGATTTAATTTGTGTCAATTGTGCATCATCGTATCTTGCTGCACGCTTTCCAAAAATTTTGCGAATTCTATCAAGAGCTGTATTCTTGTAATTCATATTTTCAGAAATTGGTTTAAAATTAGATTCCTTTTTAATATTTGCGAGCAAGGCAATTTGAGCAAATTTATTATTCAGACCAGCCTCTTGCATTGCAATATTGATAGGTGATCCAGTCATATTTTTTATATCACTACTCACTGACTTATCTGTTTCTGCAAGACTTTGAGTTATACCTGCTTCAGTTGAAGATACATCAATAGACCCTCTGCTGCCGAAACCACCACCTCCACCGCCGCCGCCAGTTGCAGCAGTTACAGGACCTGATCTCGCAGATGCAGTTGCTGTTGAAACAGTTGATGATCCAGGCATTGCACCTCGATTGGCTGCACTTACAGGAGAGGCTGGTGGTTTAGTTGCTGGTGCTGGTTTTACTTCACCAGTGCTTTTTGTAGTTTGCACTTTTGGATCATATAATTGTTTCTCAGCATCTGATAGAGCAGAAAACTCGCTCCACAACGAATAAAGATCATAAGCCATCCACAAACTACCAACAACAGTTACCGCAGAAGCAACCCAACCAACGCCTGGAACAACTGCCATGCCACCTGCAAGTGCCAGTCTCGCGCCAATCTTGGCGAATAGTTTAGGTGCTTTTTTCTTCACGAAGTTTACGAAAAGATCCCACGCTTTTGATTTGACATTCTTTACAACTGCAGTTTGTCCTATTTTATTTGCTGCAACTGCGCCACCAGCCGCACCAGCTACACCAGCAGCTGACGCAGCTGCTTGTATCTTAATATCTTTTTTCTCAGCAGCGATTTGATCGGCGATTATCTTTTTTTCTTCTGGAGTTTTTGCCTCCATTGCTTGTTCTTTTAGAGCCTCACCACCTTGAACCTCAAGGTTAGGATCTCTAAATGAATCAACTGCTTGATATGCGAGAAAACCACCAGCGGCTGCACCCAATAAACCACCCATACCACCAAGACCACCACCACGACGACCACCACGAAGACCACGGCGACCGCCACGACGACCACCACCACGACGACCACCACCAAGACGACCAGGAATAAAATCAATAAGATCTCCAAATCCTAATCCGCCATCATTTTTATCTAATAAGTCGTCAAGTTTTTTATGAATTGTTTTATTTTCTGGTTCGCCAAGTGTTTTTAAAATGCTCTCTATCGAATCAGCAATGCGAATCATTGGATCTTCATCTGCTGCAATTGCTGCGCTCAATGCATCTGTTCTAGAGACACCTGCGCTTTTTCGTTTTACTGCACCAGTTTCTTTAAACTGTGCAAAGGTTGCATCTGAACTTTTAGCAAATTTTCCTTTAGCATCTCGATATAAGGTTTTTCCAGTTTTTGGATCAATCTCTGATTTAAATCCTCTATTTACAAGAGTAAATTTTGCAAGGGCGCGTACATTTTTTTTAATCTCTACAATATCACGCACTAAATTTTTAAAACCTGAGATATCATCTCTTTTTTTGACACTTTTTATTTTGTCTTTATCATTTTTTTTATCTAGATCGAACTTTGCTCGAGCTTCTTTAACTCGATCAGCAGATTCCATTTTTTCAAGACCGAGATTTTTAAACAAATCACCTAAATCTTTTCCAAGTAGACCCTCAAAAAATGCTTGTCGACGACCTGTCGTCCCTTTTATCGCAATGGCATATTCTTTTGCCATTTCAGACCTTGCTGATGCTGATGCAAAGGCACCTCCGATAAGCCCCTTTCCTTCTCTTGCAGCTGCGGCTGCAGCATCTGCCGCTTTTTCATATGCAGCTGAACGCTGTGAACCTTTAGAGGATTTTTTATTCTTTGCAACTTCTTTGATGATACTATCCAAAACACCTTTTGGTGCATTTGGTAATTCTTTCTTTAAAGTTTCTTGTAATTTTTTTGGATCTATTTCCATTTATTTTTATCTTCTGCGTTGCATTTCTAACATCTTCATCTTTTCATTTTGCTCTTTTACCATCTCTTGTAGCATAGTTATGTAAATTTGTTTTTCCCAAGGTATCAGATTATCTAACTCACTTAAAGAATACTTATGATGTTGCATCAATGAAAAATTAGTTGTATAGTAATTTTTCAAGTTCTCATAACCAAGAATTAATCGAAAAAACTTAGAATACCCTCCACATGCACATTATGCACGAATTGACATTTGCTGCATGTCAGTTCCTGTTCTAGAACTACACGAGGGCTGGTTAAGAAAAACTGCTTGATATTTTGCACTTGATCAAGCGTTAAATTATCAAAGAATGCCATTAATTCTTCTTTTGTGACAGAGTTTTTTTTGTAAATTTGATCTTGATCATAGATATAATCAAGATACTCTGCAATTATCTCATATCCACCATCATCAAATTTATCATCTAATGCTGCTTGTGGAATCGATATCGATGGATAATTAAACTTAACTCCCACATTTTCTGTTAATTTGATAATACTAGAATGATGTTCTGTATCTTGATACTTGATATTTTTTAATAGAAGATCAAATTCTGTAGCATGACCACAAACTTTATCCTCTACAACATTGTTACATGTATGGATCATCTGGGCTGTTTCGCCGACTGAGTTAATTCGCAGATGTAAAAAGAACATCTCAACATCAAATGTTGGAAGATTGTCGACATCTATCTCATCTATACAACAATTTGTAATGATTTGTTTGATAGTTGATGTGATTTCATTTAAATTGTCTGCTTCTTTTGCAATCAAAAGAAGTTTTTCTTCTTTAACAAGAAATGGTCGAAAACGAATATTCTTATCAAGCGATTTTAAATACACTTCATGTATAGGATGTTCAATTTTTGGCAAAGGCACAATTTACTCCACAGTTTAAAAATTAATAACTACCACTTGCACCACCACCAGCAAATCCTCCCCCTTCACCACCTTTAAAGGGTGGTTGTGGTTGCGTTGTTTGCGGTCTTGATGATGGTCGTTGATTGGTGACAGGTGGTTGAGAACCAGAGGCAGGTTGACTTGGATTCGATGGGGTTCTACCATCTTTATATACTGCTCTCTCTAGATCACCAGTTAACCAGTACTCATATCTAAATGTTACAGCGAGACGATGAATTCCATCATCTGCCCAATTTAAACTCATTGGTGCAATTGATGTGGGAAATATATTGTAGAATTGCACTTTGTACATGATTATTGGGCGATCATCTTCTCCCTCAACTCCTTGGGTTGTAGCCTCTGCAAATTGATTGATTTCAAGCGATGGAGCTAGATATGCAATTCTATAGTTTGGATTATAACTTGTATCAAATGGAATAACAAGATTTAGCCATTTATCGAATAATTTTTTCTCCCAGAAATCGCCAGAGCAAATAAATGTTAATGTTAGATCTCCAAATGTAGGAAAAGAGGCAACTGGTGAAGAAACACCATAGTAGCGACCGTCGACGGTATTTACAGTATATCCTGGGAGTTCTGTTGTTTCGCATTGAAAGCGAAGGTCAGTAGCATCTAAACCTAATCTGGTTGGCGCAGTAATTCTAACATCGAATTTCGAAGTTTTTGCGAAATCATTGTGTTTTGCAAAATGATCTCTAAATTGATTTATATTAAATGCCATTAAGATCTATACACCATCTTTTCAAAAGGAAGAAATATTGCTGTTTCCCAATTATCTGGCTCGATATAAATTAATGGAGACATGATATGAGAAAACAAATAACGCTTTATGCAAGGTTCAATTAATCGATATCTTCTAGATTTAGAGAGTAAATCATATGACAATCTAAACTTTGTCGTATCATCATATTTATCATTACTTATAAAGTCATGTAAACGATCTAAAAGAACTAAACGACTTGACGGGTCTAAGTAATGTAGATTTAATCCTAGGAACCCATCACTATATGTTTCCATAGGAAGAACCAGTGGAAATTTGTCCCACATCGGAAGAATGTCTTTAAGTTTAGGGTCATAATGATACAGGTACATTCTTCCCACAAAGGCTTGCGAAGAAATTCTTTTTGCATCATTTAGAAGATTAGATCGATTAGACGGAATCTTGAGTTTTGAGAGCTGTGCTCCAATAAATCCACGAGCTGCCTCGGTGCGAGGTTTAATGCCTGCGGCTGTCATCTCTTTATTCAATTTATCAAATAATGATGGCATTAGATACCTATATCTTTTTCAGTAACAACCTTAAACTGCCAATTTCGATCTTTACAGTATTCTACAGCAGCCTTCCATTTTGCTTCATTTACACCCCAAGTCATAACCTCATTGATGTATTTTCGAGTTATTTTGCTTCTTTTCTCTGGGGGTTCAGCCTGACTTTTTGGCTTAACTTCGAGAATCATCGCCTCTAGAATCCCTTGTTTGTTCCGAACTCTTGCAAAAAAGTCAGGAAAATATCGATGCCAACGATTGTCTATTGGAGATAAATAAGGTATTATAATCTCCTCATTAGACCATTCAATTACATTTGAATTTATATCCAAGTGTGTCATAACTCGGCGTTCCCACAGAGATCTATACCAGATGTTTGTAGGATCACCTAAATATTTGTTAGTATTCTTAGGACTAAATTTACCAGAGTAAGCCATGCATTTATTTAGTAGAGAACAATATAATGTCAATTATTGATTTAAAAATTGCAAGAGGTCCAAATAAGCTCTTCGAAGGAACTAATTTTGATTTTAAAGATTTAAGATTTCCTCCAGGCGTTGGTAATAATCCAAGGCTATTACATTCTATAAAATTTACTCCTACTGTTCAGAATAAATCTAGTTATAATGTAACAAAAACGACAGGTCCAAGTGCGGCAGATGTAAATCGAGCGGGTGGTGCGCAACTCGGAAGTAATACAGATCCATTTGGTGTTGGTTCTGCTTT